GCCGGAGCTGCGGCAGCACAACGCCAGTAGAACCGTTGGCCTGCCCGCGTCGACGGCAGACACCACCGTGGTGCTGGGCATCGTGCGCAAGCTGCTACGCGGCCTGCTCCGCGACGGGATAGGGTACAAGAAGGCCGGCGTGGCGCTGCTCGATCTGGCCCGGCCGGATGAGCTACAGGCGGATCTGTTCGGACCAACGGTGGTTGGCAACGAGAGGCTGATGGCCACCATGGACCGGATCAACCAGAAGTTCGGGCGCGGCACGGCCGGCCTTGGCGCATCGGGTTGGCAGGCGCGGCCGGCGTGGGGTATGCGGCAGCATATGCTCTCGCCGAACTACACCACTTCTGTCAATGAGATCCCACCGGCTCGCTGCTGAGCGAAGCCAAGGAGCGCTGCCCTACATTTGTTATAGGCAGCTTGACATCGCGTAAGCCCAGCTCGCCTGACATATCCGCTTTGACTGAAATCATTCACGTGACTACGCTATCGCCAGTCTGAAGGGATGCCATTTCGATGAACGTGATTAACAGTACCGATGCCCGTCGCCTGAAGATATTTATCAGCTACGCGACTGAGGATAGAGGCATCGCCCGCGAAATTGTTGAGCGATTGATTGCTGAGGGATTCAACCCGTGGTACGACCAAGACCTCCTCCCCGGTCAGCATTGGGAGAGTGAGATCGAGCTCAATCAGAAGTCAGCAGATGTCGTTGCGATACTTCTCAGCAAGAAGAGCGTCGATAAACGCGGCTTTGTCCAGCGAGAAGCTGCTGCTGCAGTTCGAAAGCTTGATGACCAATTGCAAGGCGATATTTACATCCTCCCTATACGCCTCGACGATTGCGAGCCGCCAGAAAGAATTGCCGGGAAAATCCAGTACATCGATTGGAACAGGGACGATGCTTGGATTCGAATCACCACATCACTGAGAACTGCTGCTCGATCAAGGGGTCTGACAGTAGGGAATGAGAGGATCGCAGGCCCTTTCCGTGTTACCACACACGAGATTCACGAGGGAGGTGAAAGCATCCATGCGTATGATCATACGCTTGAGTATCCCGAATTTCATTCCGCATCACATCCAGATGCAGCAAAAGATCTGAGCCAGTTTTTTGCAGCTACGGCAAAGCAAGATGTCTTCAAAAGCCGATCAATCCGGTGGCTGACTCAGTTCCAAGATGAGACGAGGCATGAAGGCTCCAGCTTTCTGAGCAGCTCCGTGCACTCCATCTTCGCAACCAGCAAACTTGTTAGTGTGCTTGAAGAAATACACACCTATGCAATCGGCACAGCGCATGGAAATCTTCACTTCACTTCTCACAACTTTTTCCTAGACAAAGGGAAAGCAATTCCCTTCTCGCTTAGAGAAATCCTGGACCACGACTACGAAGCCATTTCAAAAATTTCAACAATTGCGATTGAGAAGCTTAAGGCCGAGTACTGGAATAAGACCGGCGAGGAACCTGATAGCTCAACAGTGGACGATTGGTTCGCGAGTGGCGCAGGCCCAAAATGGGAAAATTTCCAAAGCTTCACCGTAAACGGGGATGGCCTAACATTTCATTTTGCGCCATACGAAGTGCACGCATACGCGTACGGAGCATGGAGCATTAGTATGTCTTTCTTCGAACTGAGAGCCATAGACTCAATTAAACTCCTCCGTGATATCTCAAAAGAGGAATCATCAGCACAGTAGTCAATGTCAGTCTCCAAGATGCCAATTAGCGAGGGTTAAAAATGTGCGGCCGATTCGTTCAACTCCCCATTGTCGACTTCGGCCAGCCAAGCTTGGCGGATCTCGCCCCGGGCCTGGCCGAGATCCAGCCCAGCTTCAACCTGGCGCCGACGCAACGCGCATCGGTGATCTTGGACCGCGGCGAAGGCCGGCAGGTCACCCGGCTGGCATGGGGCCTCCTGCCCTTCTGGGCCAAGGCCAAGGGACTACAGGGCAAGACCATCAACGCCCGAATCGAGACGGTAGCCGAGAAGAACGCATTCCGCACCGCTTTCAAGAAGCGCCGCTGCGTCATCCCCATGGCTGGGTACTACGAATGGTCCGTCAGCCCCGAGGACGGGAAGAAGGACCCGTGGTTCATCCACGCCGCCGGCCCGCTGCTGGCGGCCGGCCTGTGGGAAGACACCAGCCCGCTGCTGCCCGATGGCAACCTGGGCACGTTCACTATCATCACCGGCGACAGCAGCGGCGTGTCGGCCGATATCCACGACCGCATGCCGGTGTGGCTTCAGGTCGACCAGATCGATGACTGGATGGCAGCCAGCTCGGACGACGCAATGGCGATACTGCTGGCGAGCGAGACGCCAGCCATGGAGGCCTACCGCGTCAGCCGGGCAGTCAACACCCCTCGCAACAACGCCGAGGGGCTGCTGGAACCTGTCGCCTGAGCCCTATAGCAGCGCGGCCTGCCTATCATCCCAACTCTTGATGATCAGCTCACCGAACTTCCGCCCCCTGCCCTGCCCGCCGCCAATCGTGTAGTCGAGCTGCAACGGCACCAGGTCGAACCCAGCAAACACCTCACGGATCTGCGGGTGATCGTTGATCGACACGACGAACCGGCCGGCAGCACTGCGCATCAGCTCTGCCATCGCCTCGTACTCGCTGAAGGGGAAGTCGACGCCATAACCCTCAGTCTCCCAGTACGGCGGGTCCAGGTAGAACAGCGTGCCGGGCCGGTCATAGCGGCGCACGCAGTCCTGCCACGGCAGGCACTCGATGATGGTGTTGGCCAAGCGCAGATGCACCGCGCTGAGCTCTTCCTCGATCCGCAGCAAGTTGAGCCGCGGACCTCCCGTGGTCACCACGCCGAACGTCTGCCCCTGCACCTTGCCGCCGAAGGCCAGCTTCTGCAGGTAGTAAAACCGGGCCGCCCGCTGGATGTCGGTCAGGGTCTCGGGCCGCTCCATCTGCGCCCACTCGAACATCTGCCGCGATACCAGCGACCAGCGGAACATGCGCACGAATTCGTCCAGGTGATGCCGGACGCAGCGATACAGCCCGACCAGCTCGCCGTTGATGTCGTTGAGTACTTCCGTCGCCGCCGGGTACGGGCGCATGAGCAGGGAGGCGGCGCCGCCGGCGAATGCCTCCACGTAGCAATCATGCTCAGGGAAGTGGGGATAGAGGTGCTTCAGGAGCCGGCGCTTGCCGCCCGGCCAGGAAATGATGGGCTTGGTCATGGGGTCTCAGGTTTTGCGATGGGTGGGGCCGACAATCCCAGCCGCTCTCGAGGGCGACAGGGACGCGGCCAATGCCAGGTGCTGAGATCACCTGTGTTGCGGCACTGCCCGGGTGCTTGCCGGCACCCGGGCAGTGCCCTGTTTCGTTAGACGGTCAGTTCGTAGAGCGGGAGGTTTGGCGCAGCCTCAATCAGCCGGCCGCCACGCACCCACACGTTGTAGGGCAGCGACAATGGCAGCTGCCCGAAGGCGCGCATCTGCACGCCGTCGTAGGTGGTCAGGCTGCTGGTGCCATCAGAGTTGTGCGCGGTGACGGTGGCGATCAGCCGCGGGCTGCCGCCAACCAGGTCGCCGAACTGGTCCCATAGATCAGTCCGCATCGGTGTAGTGCCTCTCCAGGGTTGCTGTCTGTTCGATCACCACGGCCTGATCGTCGGCCGAGACCTCGATCCGCAGCGACTCGCACTGCCCGTGCCAAGTGCCATCAGCACCGACCACTTCAACCAGGTCCAGCGGAAGCACCAGCCCGACCTGCCCGGCCTTGAGCGGCTGCGCGAACAGCGGCACCGTCAGGTCGACGGCCGCCTGCTCGCCGCGATCGCAGAGGACGTTCCTACCTCGCTCCGCGCCGGCCGCCGGCACTGTGATCAGCGGACTGCTGACCTGCTGGGCATAGAGCCGACCTTCCTCTCCCGACCTGCGCACCTTGCAGGTGACACCCTTGCCGGCCAGCTCGCCAGTCACCACAACGGCGTCGTACAGCGGCGCGCTGCGCATCTGCAGGCTCTCCGTAAGCACGATGTCCTCCTGCAGCACGTGGTCCGGCGGCGTGATGCGCCAATCCCAGGGACTCACCGGATAGGCCGCACGGACACGCATAGCGAGGGCGGCAGGGTCCGACTGTACGACACCCCCGCCTGCCTCGGCGAGCGCGCTGATGGCATCCAGCGGCGTGCTGGCGTCATAGAACCAGGCACCGGCCGGCACGTTCCAGTCGACGGTGTCGTACTCGCTGGTAAAGCCCGTGTCGGCCAGTTCCTCGGCCACCAGCTGCGCCATGCTGCGGTCTTCGGTTGTGGCCTTAACACGAGCCGGCGCGTACGGCGCGGCCAGCAACGCGGTGCGCGAGCGACCGCTTAGTCGCACGCCACCGCCACTGAACTCCCGCTGCTTCTGGAAGCTCTCGATGATGCCCGTCCAGACGTAGCCGTTGAGCACGACCTCAAACTGCCTGGGGCCGGCGGCAGTCGGCTTCAGCAACGCCAGCTGCTGCGGGTCTGCCAGCTCGATGTCGAAGGTCCACCCCCAAGTGCTGCGACTGGAGCTGAGCGAGATCCGCGCGACCTCGATAGGCGCGCGATCAGGGAGGCGGACAAGAGAAATCGTGTTGATCACGACATGGGTCCTACGTTGGGGACGCGCCACATAGCAAGCGGCTACGCCAAGATTCAGGGGAACCGAACCGAGGGCGCCGACAACCGGGCATCCGAGGTTCAGACCAATCTCATTGCCTTTGGGAAAGGGATTCTCCGGCTCCGGATCTGGTCCAGGACCCGGCCTCGGGCGTACGCCCCACGGGATTCCCTTCGCTGGGCCCCACGGCAGTCGGGCAAACCGTCTAGACAACGACGGACGCCTCCATATAGCTGACACTCTGGCCGCAACAAGCGGAGTGCTCCCGCGCCAAGTGAAGCCATTAGCCGCAGCGGCCAAGGCAAGAGATCGCCACGCCACAGCAGTTCCCTCAGTCACGGTGGCGCTCACTTGGCGCCATCCAACCTGCTGGCTACGCTCAGCCAGCCCTAGAGAGCCCCACCCCACCGAGCATATGGCTGCAGCTGATCCCATAGCCTGGCTCCACAACAACTGACGGTCACCGCGCAAGACAGGTGCCATGTCCCACGCGAACCCAGCTGACTGCCACAACGGCTTGGAGCTATGCCAAGAGATGCCAAGACATGGGGTAACTCGGCCCGACTCGCTCCAACCGAGGCGCGCCACCCTTCGATGCTGGTCGGCCCGTCGCCACGACATTGAAGCCGAATGGCGAATCCCACGGATGACTGGCTCAGGCAGCTCGTTGCCATCGTCAACCCCCAGGTTGAGGCCAATCCACTGTCCGGCTGGCAGCTTGAGGGTTCCAAGGCTCAAGCCTACAAACTTTCCGTCCGTCCAAGCCACGGCTTACTCCATTGGGGCCGGCACGACCCAGTCCTGCACAGCCGCGTTGACGTTGCCGCGATCATCTAAGCCCACCACCAGGAGCTGCATGCCGAGCATGATTCGGTCGACCCGCCAGGTGCCGTCTGGCCGAGATCGAGTCGTTGCAATAACGTCAAACGTACGGCGATCCAGAACCATGATTCTGCCAATGGCGGGTTGGTTCAATATCCGCAACCGACCATCTGGAGCGTCAGGATCACTTGACACTGGCGCACTGCCAGCGAGAAAACCAAGGCCCGCCCATCTGCTGCCAGTGGAGCATCTGACACGCGCGATCTCTCGACCATTCACTGCCACCAGTCACCCCCTTGCTGAAAGATGACCTGCCCCTCCTGACTTACACCGGCACCAGAATAGATCCAAGCGACGAAGTTGACTGGAAACAGCGACGTAGCGCCCCCCATGCCTTGGCCCGCAGCCTGGCTGACCAAGGCCGGAAAGGGACGGTTATGCAGAGGCACAATGATTCCGGGGAGCTGGCCCCTGGGCCGAGTGCCCGTTTCGAAAATCTGGACGGCGCTGAACAACAAACCCTGACTGATGGGATCAGGGTAGGTGACAGAATAGAAGCTATCCCCGCCCCAAGCTGAGTAACTGCCCTGGCGATAGCCGCCCACCAAGTAGCCAGGTGCAGCCTGCGTCGGACTGGCGACGGTTGTGGGCAGGAACAGTGCGGGCCGACTGCCGTCCATAGCGCCATAGGAATTGAGCGTCGTAAAGATGTACTGGTCCAAGTCAATGTTTGATGCGAACGATGCAAGCCCGTTCGATGCGATGCACCAGTTGGCAGTGTCCCCCGCCTTGTAGGAAATGAAATCCCCAAAGAAGTACGGGTGATAGTTGTTTGCCGCCGGCCAAGGGTTGACGAACAGATAGATGATTCTTTCGTCGGCCACGATCAGCCATCTACGTGAGCTACCGTCCAAACCAGACGACTTGGCGACGACCACGCCATTCGCACTGGAGGCAAAAGCAGGGGTCGGGTTCTGACCATTGTCGAACCCAGTCATGGCCGAGAAGCCTCTTACGAAAGCGTATCCCGCGTTTCCCGCGGCGCCCGGGTCATCCACCTGAAGGTGAAAGCCTGTTCCAGAAACCGGACTATTGCGGTAAACCCGCTTATTCGCTCCGGTGAATTCCTTCGTCCACCCTGCGCCCTCTTTTCGTTCAACTCCGACACCGTAGCCGTCAACAAGCACAGCATCCAGCAACGAAACCAAACTGCCAGGTTGGCCGGAAAGCTGCGGAGCGCCGCTGTCGGTGCTCATATAAACTTTTGCCATCTTATTGCTCCCCCGCCACGTTGCCGACGACTTGCAGTCGAGTTGAGTCTGTCGCGCCCTCCGGAGTGCCCGGCAAGGTCGTGCGAATCATCCACACGGGAGCCAGCCCACCCACCGTGTTGAAGCGCACTACGTTGTTGGTGGACCAGCCGCCGCCCCAGCCCTCCTTTCGCATCAGGAAGTACGGCTGATTGGTTCGCGGATTTACCGGCGCGAGGTCCGAGGTCGTCGCGCCAGTTGCGATCACACCGACCGTCTCACCGATCAGCTCGAACTGCGTTGCGGACGTGAACCGCACAGCCCAGCGCTCAGTGATCGCATCCGCATTGGTAACTACCAGAGGATAGTCAGTGTCGTTGTAGGTGCCCGGCGCCACGCTCCCGGAAGGCAGATCCGTCCACACGTTCGACCAGGCTGCCTGATCGAACAGGCTCACCACTCGCGCCTGCAGGTCCAGCGAGCCATTCGCCTCGCCCAGGCGAAGCGCAGTGCTGATCATCGACTCGCCAACCGGATAGTCATGAGTCAGGCCGGTGTTGATCTCGATCTCACCCGTGATCTGCGCCTGCACCACCAGCCGACGGTCCTCCACGCGATCACTGATCGTGATGGGCAGCGCATAGGCAGAGAGGTTCAGCGGATCACTGAACTTGAGCGTGCCCAGGTCGAGGTCCGCCACGAACCACGCCGCATCCACTGGTGTGCCGAGCGCGTCGCGAACCTCGATTGCAGCCACCCTCCCTCGGCCGAACGAAACCGCCTGATTTGCCTGCGGCGAGGCCACCACATGCTTGGCGGTGTGGTGAATCAGAACGGTCTGCCCAGGCTTGAACGCCGGGGCGCGGCCATCGCTGGGCAACCGAACGGACGACAGGCCGATGACGACCTCCGAAAGCGGGATCGAGCGATAGACCACCGCGCCCATGTAGATCGATCCTGCTTGGACCAGCCCCGGCCGCCAGATTTGGTCGCCCTCTACCAGATCAGGATCAAACCAGGGCTGGCCTTCATTGCCAGCCACTGGCACCAACTGGCCAAACTGCACCTTGGCAACACCGCTCTCCCAATCCACGGAACCCCGGATCTGGGTACCGGAAATCATGCCGTTGATGTCGGCCGTCGCCGTGAGCAGCTCGCCGTCCAGCCGGTTGGCTCGCAGCGTAAACATACCCGGCCGCAACGGCGACCCCGGCGCGCGGAAGAAGCTGTTGGCAACGCCGGGGTCACCGATGCGCGTCAGCAGCGACTGGATCTGCACGCTGTTGGCGCCACCAGCCAGCCACTGGGTCAGGCTCACTACGCCGGCGCTGTAGTCAATGGTGCCAGCGTAAACACCCGCCCCGGTCAGCGGATCGACGGTGTGATAGAGGCCGCCGTTGCGATCCACGTAGGTACGGCCACGGAAGGTAAATCTCACGCTGCCAGGCACGATGCTGTCGCTGATGGTCGGCGTCAGCTGCAGAGACACCGGCGGAAGCTGCAGCGATTCTTCTGCCGATTCGGCTCCCGCGCTCGCGAGCGTCCAGCCAGCGGAGACCAAGGTGCCGGCCGAGAACTGCGCCAGCACGTCCACGCGGCCATAGCCCACCACCTTCAGTCGTCCCGAGCGTAGCTCGTATTGCGGGTAGGACACCTGGCGGACCATGAACTTGCCGGCCTGCAGGGTCACCACGCCGGTGCTGTAGTTGACGGCTCCCAGCGCCGTGGTCGCCGCTGTGTCGCCCACCGAGACCGCCACCAGGTTGCCATTGCCGTCGTCCTTGGCGATAACGCGCATGGGCTGGGGCGCGGAGGCCAGATCGTAGGCGTCCCGCATCACGGTGATGACCCAGTCCAGCATCAACGAGCCCGGCTTGACCGGCCCCTGCGGCAGGCTGAAGGACACCAGCCCGTTGCCGTCTGGCGCGGGCTGCGGCGCGGCGTGAAGCGACTCTGCCCAGTCGTACTTGACCGCCAGTTGGGTGTTGGCGTCCGGCAGCGTCTCCAGCTGCAGCAGGCATTCGCCGGTAGCATAGACGACCGAGCCACGAAGCTGCCCGGCGATGAGCAGGCCACCGATGCCATCGTCGATCACGCTCACATCAGCGCCGCCCACCCGCACGGTAAGGCGCACGGTGCCAGGTGTCGCGCCGGAGTGCCCCAGCAGGAACCGCAGCGCAGG